GCTCTTGCCAGTGTTGCAGAGGAAGCCACACGGACCATTAAAGTTCTTGTGTGTGACCCCAGTGGCGGCGTGAGTAACAGATTATTCCATAGCGGTTTGTCGGGAGTGTGATTCGGAAATGCATTGGGTTCCTGGTAGTAGCAGCTACTCGAGGTACACGACGTACCCCTGTAAGTGCTGGGACTCTGGTGGCGATGATGATCCACTTTCTGACGCTGAAGAGAAGTATTCTGATGTCAACCTCGGAGGAAATCCGCGTGATGCGGCTCCTCCCTCACTGGGCGAATCGAAGTATGACTCTTGTGAGCAGTGTACGTCTGAGGACGAATACTGCGACTACTGTGGTGTTGGTGAAGGAATAGCAGGAGAAAAACTCTCTGAGGTAGAATCTGTGCGTGTTTCTGGGTTTGCGAATAGCCCCAGTAAGTCACCGGACATACGCCCCACGGAGGACAAACCGTTCTCTCCTGTCAATTCACCCCGTATCGGTGTGGTTCCACCTGGATGCCCGGTGAGTAGGGCTCCTTCTCCTCTGGAGCCACTTGTCGGCTCGTTAAACCCTGCGCGTGTGTCACCGGGGGCTCCCAACTTCGAGTGTGGGGGTATGATGGGGGTTGCTGAAGGCGTTGAAGTAAACCGTGAAAACGGAGCGAGGGAACGTCCCAACTCTTTCTTTGTCCTTTTGGAGGGGGTAAAAAATTGGATGTATAGGCGTGACCCAGGTTTCTTTGATTGGTGCAAAGCTCATATAAACTATCAGTGTCAGCTCACGATTTCGTGGGTGGCATTGCCGTTGTTTTTGGCTATGTGCTTGAAGGTGGCTTGGATCTCGCTTGGTGTTGGTTGGGTGTTGGGCTGGTTGCCCTTTGTTTTTGGATATGCAGGCTTGACGCGTATTAGCACTTATACACGTCTTGTGCAAACAGTCTGCTATGTCTTTGGCCTTATACAAGCCCTCACCTGCTATTGGTATTGGGGACCACTAGTCCTGTATCGTCAGGCTAGTAAGATCCACAGGCGGGTTGCTGCCTGGGGTGCGCGTTGGCGTGCTCGTATCAGTGGCAAAATAGCCGCATGGAATACTGAGATGATAGAGATCTTCGGGTTCCGTATTAGTAAACTTCAGCTCGGTCTGTTAGTAGGTGTTGTCTCTTGTATCATTGCTATTGTTGCTCGCTCGTTATGGAGTAGGCGCAAGAAAGATGAGAATGATGAGAAAGAAGATGAGAAAGTCCTGCTTCAAGGAGGACTCTCAGATTACTGCACTGATCGCAGGCAACGGGCTCTGTTGCATGCCTCGTTGTTTATAGCGTCTCTTGTAAGCTTTGGGAATTTGAAGTCCTATCGTGAGTGGTCGCCCTTTGTTAATTTTATGGGTTGGCTTGGCGATATTCCCGGATTTCTTCCCCAGAGTGGTACTAGTGTGTCTGGTTGTGCCAAGGCCCCCCACTGTCAACGTGGGATGGCTATTGGTAGTCATTTGTGTTCAGATTGTGCTGCGTCTGAGGCGGCGCGCTGTCTGGATAATCCCAGGTTCATGAATGCCAATAAGTTTGATGCTGTGAAGTCTTATGCTGCGCTTTGTGAGGATATCATCACCGGTACTAGTGTCGAGTGGTTCACCAAAAAGTCGACTTCCAAAGAAATTCGGAAGGCGATTGTCAATGATGATGAGCTAATTAACGACATTATGGAGGGTAATGTATATGTTCAC